TGTATAAAACTTTGTCATAGGCCCTATTATACAGGGTTTTTACTTGCGTGTAAAGGGTAAAACGTTAGCTTTGTCTGGTAAATCTTCAGAATCAAAATTGCTTTTATATCCTGTGATCATTTCATTATCAGGTATATATGTAAACATTACGCAGTCTTCACGTATTGTTATTTCTTTTGTTTCTGTAAAAGGTAGATAGTCACCGACACCTATGGACGGTTTACCTGATGAATTTGTCATAGGCACTAGCATACCAGGAAACTGGAGATGCCATGCACGCTCAATTTTGTTGAAACGTGCATGGGTTATAATCTCCTCACCGCTCACCAGCTTTATACCGATGATCGGATTATCAGAAATCATTACTCAGCGCCAAGAACACCGAGAATTTCATGATAGTGATGTTCGCGGTCAGCAAGACCAAGATCACCACCGTTGACCAACTTTGTCATCTTACGAACATCACCAGTATCAGCAACTTCATTTAGACCGCGAGACTTCCAGAACCATGCAGCCGAGCGGGCGGCGCCTTCTGGTGTCTCCAGATATGAAGGATCTTCAGACAGATCCTTATTAAGACCCTTTCCGCAATTCGTATAATTGCTACGACCTGTTAGCTGAATAAGGCCGCGGCCGCGGAACTTCCAACCATCACCCTCATTTACATTGCCTAGGTTCTTAGAACCCCATGCACCACCATAGATGATATTAGCAATACCTTCTTGATTTGCAGGCTTCTTTGTCGTGTCATCACGACCCACATCGGCAGCTTGCGCGGCTGTAATACGGGAACCGAATAGAGCGGTTAGAGCCTGAGACTTATAGTTCAGATTTTCCTTAATCGCGCTAAACTGAGCGGATTCATGCGCGACCTGAGATAGAAATCCTGCGACTCGCTTAGGGGTATTAATCTCAAATTCTTCGCAAGCCGCTACAAGAGCATCGGCATACTTATTAAGATTATCCTTATTGGCCTTGGGAAAACATCTATGCAGGATTTCTGCTGAAAGCATTAGGACCTCCTAACGGTTATTTGAATTAAGCTCGTCTAGCTTGGCTTGAAGCAAGATACGATGCTCTTTCGCGATCCGATGATCGGCCAGCGCAAATGCAACTTCTTGACTCTCACACCATTCTGTATATAGCGTTCTTATCTTAGTAACTATTCGATTAAACATGTCTTTCTCCAAATGAAAACAGGGGAGAGGCGGTTGCCTCTCCCCTTAACAACTCTCAACGGTTCACCCGTTGAGTTGTTGCTTTGTTGACTTCTTACTAGGGGTATCGCCGGTTTCTTCGATGTCGACCTTGCGAGGCTTCTTATGTTCTGGAATGATATTTTCCAGCCAAACCTTCAGCAGGCCGTTTACCATCTCGGCATTCTTGACTTCCACTGTGTCAGCAAGATGGAACTCGCGACGGAAAGCACGATCAGCAATCCCCTTATGCAGGAAATTTGATTTCTCATCGCTTTTTGTGGAGCCACGAATAAGCAGACGACCGTCCTGAATTTCAATCTCAAGGTCAGACTTACCAAAGCCAGCAACTGCTAGCTCGATAACATATTTGTTTTCATCGACCTTGATAATATTATAGGGAGGCCAGCCTGGCACTGCTTTTGATAGATGATCGTGGGCTTCTAGCAGACGCTTTGAGACTTCATTGAAGCCGACTGAAAATGTGTCCAGCTTGGACAGATCGGGAAATAAAACCATATTGGTTCCTCCTTGGTTAAGCGAGGGTTGATATAGACAGCATCCCCTTATGGGCAATGCTGTCTATATTTATCATATAACTATTCTTCTGTCAACGGCAAGTCTGTCATTTCCGGAAGTAAAAATGATAGATCGGGTGGACTGTAAGTGTCAGGCTTCATTACTTTGCCTTCCGCATTCTTAATGCGCTTACCATCCACAAATTTACTCATGTTAGATCGATGCACCTCTGCAAAGCATCGATTTAAATCAATACCATACGTATGACCAGCACCATACACGACATAAAGCAAATCGGTAAGTGCATCGGCAATTTCAACGATATCTTCATTGACCATCGCTTCATGAAGTTCTGTAGATTCCTCATCGATTAATTTATACCGAAGAAGTCTAACATTATCCTCAGGCCATACTGGCGTTGTATTAACATCTTGTTCGGCTGCACGCATGAAATCAGCAACCATATCGAAATTAGTCATTCACATTGTTTCCCAAAGTTGAGTGGAGGAACCAGCCGTGCTTCTCATGCGCGGCCATACGATCTTGTAAGAAATTAGCAACTGCATGAGCACCAGCATTTTCGGATTCGGTGAATGCAGTTCTAATTGACTGTAGAACCTTAGCATTATCTACAGCTAGCGCAAGTACCATTTCGCGCGCTTCAGGCACTGTTTCAAGTTCGACTAAAGTTGTAAGCTCCTTGAAACGACCAAGTGTGCCTGGTGCATATGATCCCATAGTACGAATAAACTCAGCTAGAGGATCAACCGCACCAAATACCTCTTCCCAGATACCACCAAATAGATCGTGGTATTGTTTGAAGTCAGGACCCTGCACGTTCCAATGAAAATAGTGAGCCTTGAGATAGAACGTGAAGGTATCTGCGAGAGCTACCTTAAGAGCCTCGACAACCGGTTGTGCCATTAGGGTGTCCTCTTTTTACCGATGCTATACTTAGCTTGAAGAATCCAATCGTCTTTTTCTTTATGCGAAAGCACTTTGATTTGTGAAATTGGTGCGACATTATCCGTGGTCGCATCTGGATCCACAAGTTCGATGAGACCCCATTCCGCTAGCAGATTAACAATAGTGTTTCTGCGTTTGAGATCGTCATCATCAAAGTTTGTTGGCTTACCATCTAGAGCAAATAGCTCCTTGAAATGCACGATGAAATAGCGACGCTGCTTATGTAGAATGTGACAAGACTGATACAACGTCTGATCTTTTCTAGAGGCTACACCAATACGAGTTAGAGTCTCGCGAACTTTTAAAAAGTCCTCAGGATTCTTTAGCCGAACCTCTACCATTTCTTCTATGTCTATTGCCATCAGCCCCACCTTTAAATGTCCTATCATGGATTTCGGAGAGCTGATCCTTAGTCAGGACAGTCAGATACTCCTTGGCCCGGTTGTAATTACACGCATAGTATTCCATAACGGCGTCTATGTCTTTGTCCTCAAAAGGTTTAGGCCATTTCTGACCCATACGCTTCCGAGACCTTATGGTATTTATGAGATAGTCATGTTGTAACAGACTTGATAGGTGGGACCTCTGGTTCATCTCATTTGCATAGAGGATAGTATCGATATGAAAAGAAAGCGATTTGTTGACCATAAACGGTTCATAGGTACGCTCCGCTTTCAGAGAATTAACACCATCTCTGAAGAAGTCATGCTTTTTATCACTTATCGCATTGACAAAATCAAATACATTTTCTAATTCTCTGCTCATTGCCATTCACAATCCATCATAATCTGCGTCAAACAGGCTGCAAGATTGATTTCAGGATTAACCACAAACCCAGCCTTGTATTGATAATCAGCTAGAATAAGCACAAGATTAGGAATGCTTGATGGCTTCATGAAATCATAAGCACCATCATATAGCTGACGATACAATGCATTTTGGTCGATCGTCGAATTATGACCAACCCATTTCCGCATACCGGTAAAATCTTTTTCCTTGAGTAGCTTTATCAAGTTCTTGAGATCCATATTAACCATGGAACCAAGAATGCTTGCATCTATTGCACCTGTCGAACTATGACGCTGCAATTCATTAAGCACTCGACGCCAATCAGGAAAATGCTTATTAATAAGCTCGGCCACAACCTTCTTATCAAATTCGACATTCTCGGTTGTGAGAATTTCACAAGTACGGCGCATGAATTGAAGCGCGATATCAACCTTATCCTTACCTGTAATCTGGAACTCGATGGTCGAGCAGCGCGAATGCAATGGCTCGATGATCTTATTCTTGAAATTACAAGTTAGAATAAAACCGCAATTATGTGAATATTGCTCCATGAAATTACGGAGAGCAGGTTGCACATGATGCGTCAGATAATCGGCCTCATCTAGAATAACATATTTGCGACCACCCCAAAGAGATACAGTGGAAGCATAGCCAACAATCTTATTCCGTAATACATCCATAGTGCCATCAAGAGAGCCATTGATTATGATATAATCAGCGCCAATCTCTTGCAGCATCGCCTTAGCGACAGTAGTCTTACCTACGCCTGCACTGCCTGTGAGTAGTAGGTTTGGAATGCTCTTATCATCCACAAACTTTTGAAAGGTCGATTTGATCGACTCGGGTAATATGCAGTCAGCTATCCTCTGAGGTCTATATTTCTCAACCCAAAGGAACTCATCCTGGTTGGTCTCCATCTTGTTCACCTTCATCATCTTGTATATTGTTCACAGCAAGGTCATCAGCCACGCCATAGAAAAGCATGGCTGCTTGTTCATGTCCTAGGGCTTGGCGATAACCTTTTACAGCTACCGCCAATATTCCCCCAAGCACCTCTAGGTCGGTGCCTCTATGTCTAGAGACATGTACGACCCTATGAAGCATTCGCACCAAAGCCGCGGTGCCTGCCCCTATATTATCCGTCACTTCTTTGGAGTCGAACAAGCAATCCAGTATTCGACATCATCAGTCGTTGACTTGAAATGAGCCATACCAGATGTCACCTGCACAGTATAGTCGCGAGGTAACATCTTCATATTTTCAAGTTCAAATACGGCCTTGTAATCAGAATCAGAGATACCAACTTCATATTCAGTATCATCACAGATATCTTGCAGAACATCTGTGCCAGCAAAGAATGACTTGCCATCTCGACCATAAAGCACAATGTTTGGAAGACCCAAGCCACTCGTCAGACGAAGAACCTTGGTTAGAGCCTCATTTGAAATTGTGAATGAAGCATCAACACTCGGTAGTGTTACATCCTTGGCTGGTGGATGTGTAACGCTAGATGACCCACCATAAAGAAAACGAGTCTTAGCCAGCTTATCAGAAATGACAACATGCTTATCATCAAATGACAAAGTTGGATTGCTGTAAGATGTCACAACCATGATGAATTTGGTTAGGTCACTAATCGCAAATTCAGTTGGAAATGTCTCCTTCACCTTAGCAGATGCAAGAATCGTCTTTTTAGCCCCAATGGCCTTGATGACATTACCAGGCCGAATAAGCATAGTTGGATTGATGGTCGAGAAATTCTTCAGGACCTCGATTGTCTCACTTGAAAGATTCACTTATGCCTCCATATTGTTGCATTGTGTAGATTATATCAGATATCACAAAAGATGTCAACCGCGTTGTGCATTAGCAAGCTTCTTAGCCTTACCAAGAGCTTCAACATCCGCTGTCGCAGCAGCACCGATCTGTGCTAGATCAATCAAGCTACCAGCAAATGTGTATGTACCAGTATGATTGGTGCTCATCCATGGGCACAGCCAAGTTTTTAGGCCAGCCCTTTGAGCATATTGACAGAACATATAATCTTCTGATAGATATCGCTTAGTCGCAGGATT